TAACTGAACCTCCTAAATATACTGGAACTCCGTATCAAGGCATAGTGGCTCCTACTTATTCATCAGGCAGGACTTACGATTCTCCTGACCAAGCATTAGCTGGCTTAGGTTCTTTTCTTGGAAACATAGACAAAAGTGTTAAACAAACTGCCTCTAAAATAAACTACAATCAGTTTGATCCAGGTGACTTTGCTAGAGCAGGCTATAGCGGCCCTTCTAGTGTAAGCAACAGAGCAGCAACAGAAGCAACTGCTGAGTACATTACTAAGAATAAAATACCTCCTTCTATAGAAAAAGACGGCCAGACTTTGTATTTAACTACAGGTTTAGGCGAAGACACATTAGCTAAAACTTTAGGCGATGACTATAAAGCTTCTGGTAGTTATCAAGCCCTTGGCCCTGTAGGTACTTACTCAACAATTTACCAAAAACCAGAAAGTATTTTCTCAAGCATTAACCCTGTTGTTAGAGCAGCCCTTGGTGTAGCTACTGGCGGTCTTTCTGAAGGTTTTATAACAGGCGCTAAAGCAATAAGCGGAGAGACTTTACATGGTGGAGATTATCTTTCTTTAGCTGTTCCTGCCCTACAGAAATCAGGAATGTTAGTTCCTCTAGAAGCAGGAGCCACAGGCGCAGCAGCGGCTGGTAAAGGCATAGCAAATCTAGGATATGCTGACTCTGTTGGTCTATTGAGCGCAGCAGCTACGGGCGATCCTACAAGCTTTATTGTAGGTAAGTTTGGTAACGAAGCCCTTGACAAAGCATTTGAAAACGTCCCTGTAGACTCAGACTTGCTAGGTAGATTCCAAGCTGATGATGTTAAAGCAGGTATGGTTAAAGTAGTTGATAAACTAGCTGGCGGTGCAGACTTTGACGAGGCTCTTGTTTCTGGCTTAGGCAAGTATGTTACAGAAGGCGGTGGTTTAAACTTAGAAGGCATGGACGTTGACTTAGGTGTTGTTGAAGACATTGCTAGAGCCGCTGTACGTCCTATAGGGCGCATAGGCACAGCCGCAGCTAAGTTTGTTGAAGAGGCTATTCCTGATGTAGACACTAGCGCCTTAGACCCTATTGAAGAGGCTATTAGACAAGCAGGTAGAACAACTGAAGATGTTGTTAGAGCAGGCGGTAAAGCCGTTGACGAAGCTGTTATACAACCTACTAGAGAAGTAGCTAAAGCTATTGATGATGCTGTTATACAGCCTATTGGAGACGCTGCTTCTGCTTTAGATACTGCTATTAGACAAGCACTGCCTGATATTAATACACCTAACTTAAACCCCAACTTAAATCAGTTTAGGCTGGTGTCTGAAACAGCTGCTCCAGCAACACAGCCTTCTGCTACACGAACAACAGATGCTTTGTTTGGTGATGAGTTATTTAAGTTTGAAACAGAGATAGGCATATCATATCCTAATGAACAAGAGTATGTAGACCTAGAAGCAAATCCTTTTAATGACTCTTTAGAATTAGAACTAACATATCCAGATTCTACAGAGGAATCTGATGGCTTTTTTGAAGGCACAATTTATGAGCAACAACCACGGAGTTACATTTTCTAATGACTTACTTACAACTTGTTAATAGCGTATTACGCAGACTGCGGGAGGACGAAGTAGACACTGTTGGTCAGACTTCTTACTCTAAACTTATTGGTGAGTTTGTCAACGATGCTAAACGTACCGTAGAAGACGCTTATGATTGGACTGCTCTTCGTACTACACTGACTGTGTCAACCACAGCAGACACGTTTAACTATGTACTGACAGGTTCACAAAATAGAATGAAACTGTTAGATGTTATTAACGACACTTCAGACTGGTTTATGACTTATAAGTCTTCTCGTTGGATGGACAAGTCTTTCTTGATTGAGACACCGCCTATTGGTTCTCCACAGTTCTATAGTTTTAATGGTGTAAACGCTAATGGCGACAACGCTGTTGATGTTTACCCTAAGCCTAGTGGAGTATTTCAGTTACGCTTTAACGTGGTCTTACGTACAGCAGACTTTACAGAAGACGCAGATAAGATGACTGTGCCTTCCTCACCAGTTATTCAACTAGCCACTGCATTAGGTGCTAGAGAGCGTGGAGAAACTGGAGGCACTAGCGCAGCAGAGTTGTTTGCACTAGCAGATAATACCTTGGCAGACGCTATTGCTATTGATGCGTCACAACATCCTGAAGAAACTATCTGGTATTCGTAAATGGCACAACAACTACAGAACATTACAGTAGCAGCTCCAGGGTTTTTTGGGCTGAACACTATGGATTCTCCTATAGGACTTAACCCAGCTTTTGCGTCTGTTGCTGACAACTGTGTTATTGACCAGTACGGTAGAGTAGGTGCGCGTAAGGGCTGGGTTGCTGTATCAACCAACGCCTCTTCTCTATTAGGAAGCAGCCGTGGTATAGAAACTGTCTACGAGTTTATTGATAACTCTGGTGATAAGTATGTTATATCAGCAGGTAATAATAAATTATTTACAGGCACTACAACACTAACGGATGCTACACCAACAGGGTACACTCCTACAGCTAATAACTGGAAAGCTGCTAGTTTAAACGATCATGTCTACTTATTCCAAAGAGATCACGAGTATGTACTAGGCACAGACCATGATGGTTCGTTTGTGTTGGAAGAACATTCAGCACACAGCCATGCTACAGGCACACCACCAGAGGCTAATGAAGTTTTAGCAGCCTATGGTAGACTCTGGGCAGCCGATGTTACAGGTAACAAACACACTGTTTACTGGTCTGACCTGCTTAATGGTCATCACTGGACAGGTGGTACGTCAGGTTCGTTAGATGTTACTACTGTATGGCCTACAGGCTTTGACGAGATAACGGCTCTAGCGGCTCACAATGGCTTTCTAATCATCTTTGGTAAGAAGTCTATACTTGTGTACTCAGGTGCATCCTCTCCTGCTACTATGACGCTTACAGACACTATAGAAGGCGTTGGCTGCATAGCTCGTGACTCAGTACAACACACAGGCACTGACATTTTGTTTTTGTCTGACTCTGGTGTAAGAAGTTTTGGCAGGACTGTACAAGAAAAGTCTATGCCTATGCGTGACATTAGTAAAAATGTACGTAATGATATTAACAAGGCAATACTTGCTCAGACAAACCCTATTAAGTCTATATATAGCGAAGACGAAGCATTCTATCTCTTGTCTTTTAGTGAGAGTAATCTTGTGTATTGTTTTGATATGCGAGGCCCGATTGATGAATCAGGGGCGCATCGTGTTACTACATGGACAGCTGTTGATCCTTTGTCTTTTGCTGTGTTAGAAGATGGTAGCATTTACATAGGTAAAGACTCAGGCATTGTTAAGTACACAGGCTATGTAGACGGTTCATCTTCTTATCAGCTAAGTTACTTTAGTAATCCTATGGACTTTGGTAACGCAGCTAACTTAAAGTTTTTAAAGAAGTTTAACTTGACGCTTATAAGCAGTCCAGCTACTCCAGTTACATTAAACTGGGGCTATGACTACACAGAGTCTTATACTAAACAAGCATTTATTTTTTCAGGTACAGCCGCCAACATTGCAGAGTATGGTATAAGTGAGTACAACACTACTGCTGAATATACAAAAGGTACTACAATACAAACGCCTAGAGTAAACTCTTCTGGTAGCGGTGAAGTAGTTTCTATTGGTCTTGAAGCTCAAATAAACAACGCAGAATTTTCTATTCAAAAAATTGACATACACGCTCTACTAGGGAGACTTATCTAATGTCTAATTACACAAAGACAACTAACTTTGCTGCAAAGGATTCTCTCCCTTCTGGCAATGCTGCTAAAGTTGTTAAAGGTACAGAGATTGACACTGAATATAATAACATTGCAACAGCAGTGGCTACTAAAGCTAATACTGCTAGTCCTACTTTTACTGGTACTGTTACAGCCGCTACCGTAAACGTCACAGGAACACTGACGGCTGATACAATTACTGGAGGATCGTACTAATGGTTATGTTAAAGGATCAGATGTTTCGTCAGCCTACAATGTTTGCTGGTGGTACGCCTACTCGTCTTAACGATCCACGCGCTGCTATAGCTGCTGCACAGCCCTACGGAGCCACAGGCTTTGACACTACACTGCCTACACAGGCTCCTGTAGGCTCTACTGTGTTTAATCCGGTAGCTCCTGCTGCTGGTTCTGCACCGTCAAGTGGTAACGTAGGTGCTGTCACTGGGGGTGCTGTGTTAGGAGGATTAATTACTGGAAACTTAGGTGATGCTTTACGTGGTGCAGGTGAGTATTACTTAGGGCAGCAAGGTGTTGAAGGTGCTTATCAAACAGGCGTTACTGGTTTAGGAATGGCACAACAGTTAGGCCAACAAGCTGCGGAAGCTGCTCAGTTTAAACCCTACACTGTCACTAGCAATCTGGCACGTGTTGGTACAGACCCTTCTGGTGGCTTTACTACACAACTAAGCCCAGAGCAACAGGCTCTACAGAATCAAATCATGGGACAAGCTGGTGGGTTCTTCAGTCAACTACAGGCTGACCCTGCTGCTGTACAGGCTGGTATCTACGAAGACATTAGAGCCACACAGCGTCCTGAAGAGGAACGTCAGCGTCTAGCATTGGAAGAGCGTATGCTGTCACAAGGCCGTTTAGGACTGTCCTCTTCTGCCTATGGCGGTGCATCACCTGAGCTACTGGCTATGGAGACTGCACGACAAGAGGCGATGGCACGGGCTAACTTAGGTGCTAGACAGCAGGCATTGGCAGAGCAACAACAAGCTGCTGGTATTGCTGGTGGTCTGTTGGGTGCTGGTTACATGCCACAGCAACAAGCGTTGTCGTTGCTACAGGCTAGTCAGATCCCTGCTGGCATGCAACAAGCGGGACAGCTATCTGGTGTAGAACTACAGTCTCAACTTGGAGGCCGCGGTATTGAGTCCTATATGCAAGGGGCTGACTTAGCTAATCGTTTACAGCTACAACAACAACAAGGTCTTCTGTCTTCTTTGTTAGGTGAACAACCTACAGCGCAAGAACAGTTAATCAACAGAATACTTGGAGGAACAAACGCTGCTCCTTTAACAGGAAGCGGGGGCTTATTAGGTTCTATTTTAGATTACTTTAATAAAGACAAGTCTTCCTCTCCTAGTGCTTCAGCTTCTCAGTTAATGTTTGCAGATAACATGGGGCTTACTCCTGAACAATTACTTGCAGGCATTAGTGGCCCTAGCGAAGAAGACTATCTAGCTAATTTAGACTTATCAGATTATTAAGGAGAACAACAATGGCTAGACAAGATATTGCAGGACTCCTTACGGGAATCTCAAGTGGTGGTATTGATCCAGTTACTGCGGGTAACGCAGCACAACAGCGGTTAGCCTTTGGCGCACAACGCGCACAAGGTATGCAACGAAGCTTTCGTGGAGCTATGGGACAAGACCCGCGTACTACTTCTGAAAAACTACAGATGGCTATGGCTAGTTTAGACTTAAGCAAGCCAGAGGACTTACGCAAACTGGCGGGTATACAACAGGCTACTGGAGACTTGGCTGGTGCTGCTAGGACTGCTACTGCTTTAAAACAATTAGAGCAAGACCAAGCAATTAGATTAACTTTAATTAAAAGAGCCAAGACTATGGGCAATAATGACATGGTAGAGTTCTTGTCTAACGGTGGTGATCTTGGGGCTGCTACTACTATACTGTTTAGACAGCCAAAAGATATTAAGAAGCCTTCAGTCGCGGGACTAACTGATAACGAAATACTTTTGTATGATGCAATCTTAGGTAAAATAGACCCTAGAGAACAAACTATGTGGAAAAGGGATTTAAGCACGGCTGATAAAACAATAGTTTTCCAAAGAGCAGAAGAAGCTGTATCAGCAGCAAGGGATGAAGGACGTACCTTAACTAGAGAGCAAGCATTAAGAGAGGCTTTAAAACAACCATTGCCTACAGTAATGACAGACGATGAATTCGGAAATAAATTGGTTATAAAGTGAGATAAACATGGCGCTTAATCCTAACCCCCGTAGTGGTGGTGATAGTAGTATTGATCCTAATCCAGAGTCTAAAGGTTTTAATCCGCGCAGTGCAGCGGTGGCTGAGTCTCAAGCAGAGCAACGACAGTCTCGTGTAGAAGAAGCTATAGAAGAAGAACGTCAAGCTGTAGCCTCACGTACTACTGAAGAAGGTAGAGCTTTAACTTTGGAAGAGATTAGGAAGTCTGACTTTTTAACTGACAACGGTATAATGCCGGGCGACAGGGTAAAAGGACAAGAGATTATCCGTGTTTACTCTACGCCTGAAGATGCTCAACTGGGTGGTAGAGTTATCACTCAAGAAGATATAGACAACTCTAAGTTTCTACAAGACAATGACATTGGTGTAGGCTCTCGTGTATTTGGAGATACTATAATAGACTCAGGTGCTGCTGACTCATGGAAACAGTGGCGTTATTCCGTTGACAAAGATGAGAAGCCTCTTGAACGTGCCAGCAATATTCTTGAAACGTACTTTCCCTTCCGTCAGTTTGATCGTTTAACAGCAGGCCGTCCTCACTACTTAGCAGGACAAGACCATCTTGTAGACTACGCAGATCCTGATGAGCTATTTGAAGTTGAAGGCTACATGGACATGACTCCTGACCAACGAAGACAAGCTAGACTTCTTCAGAGGGATAGAGCATTACAAGAAAAGTACGGTCACTTCTTTGTAGAAGACGATACAAGTGCCGCTGCTGTTAGCGGTGTAATAATGAATCAACTGACTGATCCCACAGCAGGGTTAGCTATGGGGCGTACTCTTGTACAGCAAGGACTCAGAGGTGCTGCTTTGTTTGGTGGTATGTCAGCCCTTGAAGATTTGTCAGAGAAAGGAGTTGTTGATCCTGAAAAAGCTGCAAAGATGTCAGCCGCAGGTCTTGTATTTGTTTCAGGTCTTGGTTATGTATCTAAAACTATTGTCAACAAAGTAGCAGCTAAGAAAGCTGATAAGATAGTGAAGAAAGCACAAGCTGAACTAGACATTGCAGTAGCTGATGGTGTAGCTCCTGACAACCCTTGGCAGATTCTTAAAGATGCAGGGTTAGATGCACAAGAAGTAGCAGTGGCTCTTGAGAAAACAGGTACAAGATTAAACGTACACAGATCTGCAACCAATGCAGCTAAAGCAGTAGACAAAGCACTAGTAGAAGACAGTGCTGTCAGTCGTCAGTACATGGAAGGGTTGGATAGGTTAGCAGGAATCTTAAGCACTCAGGTTAGGAACATTGATGAAGGAGTGTTCGGACGTTTAAGAAATACTGAATACAGCATGGCTAGTAGAACTTATGCTAAGACAGCAGAGGTAGAGCCTTTTCTTATTAGCCTCCAGTCTGCTCCTAAGAATATTAAGAACCAAATATCTAAGGCTCTGTACAACGGACGTTTTGATGAGGCCACTAAGCTGATGAAGAACGTAAGTCCAACAATGGCACGTGAGTTTACGGACACAGTAGTTCCTTTGCTAAAGAACTTAGGTAAAGAACTGCGAGAGAATGGACGTAGCTTTGAGCTAATTGAAAACTACTTCCCTCGTCTTGTTAAAGATTACCGTGGGCTACGTAAAGATTTAGGATCAGAATACCAAGGTGTTATCTCTGAGCAATTACGTAAAGCTGAAAAACTTAAAGGCAGAACCTTAAGGCCGCATGAAAAAGATAAAGTAATTGAAGGTACGTTACGTGGGTATCGACATGACGGTAAAGGTAAACCCTCCTTTGCCCAGCAACGTCAACTAACGCTGACAGATTCCAACTTACCTTACTATGCCGAACCTGAAGAAGCATTGTCGATGTACATCCGTAATGCTGTCAACGACATTGAAGTATCTAAGTTCTTTAAAGGGTCTACCAAAAAGACTAATGATGGTGTCATAGATGTCGATCAGTCCGTTACTAAGTATGTAGAAGATTTGATTAAAACTAAACAGCTTACCGCTGATGAGCAAGACAAGCTAATTGAATTATTAAAAGCTAGATTTGTAGGCGGTGAACAGACAGCTAGTAAACTTAATGCTACCGTTAAAGACTTAGGGTACATGGGTACTATTGCTAATCCTTTCTCAGCAATTACTCAGCTTGCAGACCCTGCTATCTCAGCTTCTTTGCACGGCTTACGTAATACTATTGCCTCAATGTTTGGTACTAAAAATTTAACTACTATAGACCTTGGCGTAGCTAGAGTGGCTACTGAAATTACTAACGCTGACTCTCGTACAACGGCTCGTTTACTTGACAAAGCAATGGGACTAAGTTTATTTAAGTGGACAGACAAATTAGGTAAAGAGACATTAATTAACGCCGCCTTTAGGCAAGCCAAGGGTCAAGTACGTACAGCTAAAGGAGAAGCAGCCTTTAGAAAAAAACATGGAGGTGTTTATGGTGATGAAATTGATTCTTTAGTTAGTGACCTTAAAGCAGGAGATATAACAGAGAATGTCAAGCTATTTGCTTTCAACGCTCTTTCAGATGTTCAACCTATTTCTCTAAGTGAAATGCCTCCTGTATATCTGAACAACCCTAATGGGCGTATCTTATATATGCTAAAGTCTTTTACTCTGAAGCAGTACGATCTAGTTCGTAGAAACATTGTACAGGAATGGAGCAAAGGTAACAAAGTAACAGCGGCTAAGAATGCTGCTTTACTAGGAGGCTATTTAACCGTAGCCAACACAGGCACTGGAGTAGTAAAAGATATTATGAAGGGCAGAGAAGTTGATCCTGAAGAACTGCCCGATAGAGCAATGTGGGCTTTGCTAGGTGTCTTTGGTTTTGGTAAGTATGCTACAGAAAAGTATCTAAGCAGAGGAGATGCTACTGGTTTCTTAAGTAACATGATAACTCCTGCTGCTCCTATTATTGATGCTGCTTTCTCAGGTGCTATTGAACTTACTGAAGAAGATCCTGACTTTGAGAAGCTAGTCAAACCTGTTCCTGTAGTTGGTGAAGTAGTTTATAGTCACTTGTTAGGTGGAGCAGAACAATACAACAGAGATAAATTATTAGGTAAAAAATAATGTCAAGTTACTTAGGCGGTACAAGCTCTGGGTTAGGTCAGGCACTAGCTGTAATGTCTCCTGAAGAACAAAAAGATTTTGCAGCATCTATGAGTGAAACTCTGATAGACTTTACTCCTGTTGTTGGTGAGGCTAAGTCTTTTGTAGAAGCAGAGCAAGCAAGAGAGCAGGGTGACTACCTCATGGCGGGTCTTGGGTATGCAGGCGCTATCCCTCTGGCTGGCATGGCTGTCCGTCCAATTAAGGGCATGTTGTCGAGCGCAGGTAGTCTAGTTAATAAAACAGCACAGAACGTACCTACGCGCATCCCTGAGTTTTACAGTAACCCAGTGAAGGGTGCAATTAACTTTGGTAAAGAGTATTCAAAAGCTGTTGTGCCGTCAATTAAAGAAAGTATTGATCCGCAGGCTGTAGCAAAGCGTAGGGTTTTAGGTATCTCTGATTCAAAGATAGATGACTGGATAAGCGAAGTAGGACAGGACGCAGAAAAGACAGCCATCTCTATCAACCGTCAAGTGGATGCTCCAGAAGACACACTACTTGAGAAAAGCATTGTTGGTCTTAACTACTTAGACTCTCGTATTCCTAGAGAAGACGTAGCTACCTTGTCTTCTGCTGTTGGTCAAGGTTTCAGAACTTCAGGAAAGATTCCTGAGTCTATCGTTGAAAGAGCCACTAAGCATTTAACTGATGGCCCTCATATTAAAAAGCAAAACTACAGATATGATTATCAAATTAAAGACCCATCCGTAGATAAGAACATAGGTTATGTAGAATCTATTGGAGTGTCAGGTGCAGGTGCGCCAGTAGTTAGAGCGCTTCACGGGAAAGCCACAGATACTTACTTAAGTTCTGTTAATAAATTAAATAAGATTGGTGGTGACAAAGCTGTATCTAAACTCCAAGGCAAAGACATGGTAGAGTTTATGCAAGTCTCCTCTACTTTAAATGGGGATGCGTATCAGCTAATGAAAAAGCTAGGGGTTAGCGGTCAGCCTAGTCAAATGTTAGATACTTTGTTGTTGGCTAGAGCAAAGTCAGCTAAAGGTTTAAAGATTTACAAA